AGAACTGTGCATATTTTTCCTGCATCAGGAACACCTACAAGAGATTTTTTAGAACACCGTGATCTTAGTTACATGAATGAATATTGGCCTGATAGAACTGCTACAGGCACACCTAAGTACTGGTCATGGTGGGATCACAACACAATATACGTTGCACCTACACCAGATTTAGCGTATAACGTGGAGTTAGGAATTACTAGATTACCTACAAGATTATCTACTAGTAACACAACCTCATGGTTGGGCAACAATGCACCAATGGCTTTGTTGTATGGATGTCTTGCAGAAGCCTTCAAGTTTTTGAAAGGTCCAGCTGAAATGCTGCAATTATACGAACAATCTTATCAACGTGCTATGCAAGAACTAATAGTTGAACAAACTGGTAGACATAGACGAGATGAGTACATGCATGGAGAACTAAAGTTACCTATGCAGTCTGTTAAAACAAATACTAGAGGAGAATAAACATGGCAATATCACAAGCTGTCTGCACAAGCTTTAAACAAGAATTACTTGTTGGAACACACAACTTTACTGCTTCATCAGGTGATACTTTTAAAATTGCATTGTACACAAGTTCTGCTTCTTTAGGTGCTTCAACCACTGCTTTTACTACTTCTAACGAAGTTTCTGATTCTGGAACTTACTCATCAGGAGGAGGAAGTTTAACCAGTGTTACTCCAACAACTTCAGGTACAACTGCTATTTGTGATTTTGCTGATATATCTTTTACATCAGCTACTATCACCGCAAGAGGTGCTTTAATTTACAATAGCTCACAATCTAACAAAGCTGTAGCTGTTTTAGATTTTGGTGGAGATAAAACATCTACAAGTGGAACATTTACGATTCAGTTTCCTACAGCTGATGCAAGTAACGCTATCTTAAGATTAGCATAGGAGTATAAATGGCATTAGTCATTAATGATCGTGTAAAAGAAACAACCACTACAACTGGCACAGGAGCTGTTGCTCTTGCTGGTGCTGTAACTGGTTTTGAAACTTTTGCTGCAGGTGTAGGTAATAGTAACACTACATACTATTGTATTTCACATCAAACAGCAGCAGAGTTTGAAGTTGGTCTTGGCACCTTAGATGGGGATAGTTCTGATTTAACACGTACAACAGTTATATCTAGTTCCAACAGCGACAGCGCTGTTGATTTTAGTGCAGGAACAAAAGATGTATTTTGTACTATACCAGCTAGTAAATTAATATTTGAAGATGCAAACAATGATGCAACCATAGGTCGTAATTTAACAGTTACTGGTGATTTAACAGTTACTGGTGATGACATCACTATGAACACTAACACTAGTGGTGCAGCTCTTATTGGTGATGGTACAAACTTTAATCCTGTCGCCATATCTGGTGACATAACCATAGCTGCAAACGGAACGGCAGCGATTGGATCTGGTGTAATTGTAAACGCAGATGTAAACTCTTCTGCTGCTATAGCAATGTCTAAGACTGCTTTTACTGCAGGCACAGGCGTAACTTTATCTACTAACACATTAAACGTAGATGCTGCACAAACAGGGATTACATCTTTATTAGCAACAGATATTAAAATAGGTGAAGATAACGAAACAAAAATAGATTTTGAAACTGCAGATACAATTAATTTTTATGCAGGAAATGAAAAACAATTAATATTAACAGACGGTGCTTTAACACCTGGTGCTGATAATATCCTAGATCTTGGTAGCTCTAGTGTAGAATTTAAAGATGCATTTTTTGACGGCACTGTAACAGCGGATGCTTTTGCAGGACCTTTGACAGGTAATGTCACTGGTAATGTATCTGGAACTGCTGCTACAGTAACCACTGCTGCTCAATCAAATATTACTTCTCTTGGCACACTAACAACACTTACTGTTGATAATATAATTGTTAATGGAACAACAATAGGTCACACGGATGATACAGATTTAATTACTTTAGCAGATGGTATTGCAACTGTAGCAGGTGAAATATCCGTAACTACATTAGATATAGGCGGCACTAACGTAACATCTACTGCGGCAGAATTAAACATACTTGATGGTGTAACAAGCACCGCTACAGAATTAAATATCATGGATGGTGATACATCTGCTTCATCTACAACTTTAGTAGATGCTGATAGAGTTGTTACCAATGATGCGGGAACGATGAAGCAAGTAGCTTTGTCAGATGTAAAAACATATTTAACAAGTGCAGGGTTCTCATCAGAAGATCCCACTGCCCTTGCAATTGCGCTTGGTTAGTAATATAAAAGGAGGATAAATGGCTAATACTTTTAAACTTGTAACGAAAGCAAATGTGACAAGTGCTGATGTTATTTATACCGTTGCCGGTTCTACAACAACTGTAGTTCTAGGTGTAATGGTAGGTAACACAACCACTGGTCAAATTACTGCTACAGTTAGTTTAGCTTCAGATACTTCTAGCAGATCAGGTGCAAACAACGAGGCCAATCAAACAGTTGAGTTGGTTACTAATGCACCAATACCTGTTGGTGGAACGCTGGAACTGCTTTCGGGCAACAAGGTAGTAATGGAAGCTACAGATACACTGTCACTGACAGCATCTGGTTCAGCAGACATTGCTGTGTCAATAATGGAGATAACGTAAAATGGCATATGTAGGTAATCCTATAGATACACAAAATACTTTTCAATCTCTTGTAGGCAAGAGGTTTAATGGTGATGGTAGCACGACTGCATTTACTTTAGATGTAGCACCTTCATCAACATTAGATATAGAGGTATTTGTTGGAAATGTACGTCAAGACCCTAACTCAGCATATACTTTATCTGGTACAACATTAACGTTTACTGGCGCACCTCCTAGCGGCACAAACAATATTTATGTTGTTCATCAAGCAAAAAGTGTAGGAACTATTGATGTTCCAGACGATATTATATCTGGTAAAACTTTAGTGACATTAGATAATTCTAATGACCATGTATTAATAGAAGATGCCACTGACGGTGAATTAAAAAAAGCATTAATACCTGCGGCTTCATTTGCAGGAATAGATGACCAAACATCATCTAACGATGACCAACTAACAATAACAGACACTGCCGTAGTAATCAATGAAGACTCTGATGACGTGGATTTCAGAGTGGAGTCTAATGGTAATGCTAATATGTTGGTTGTAAATGCAGGTGGTGACAGAGTTGGGATAGGCTCTGACCCAGATTTAGGTTCAGGTTTACATATTAAAACATCTGACACTGGAGCAAGTGCGGCAGGCGGCATGGATGAATTAGTTATAGAAAATGGTAGTGCTAACGCAGGGTTAAGTATACTAACTGCTACAGATGGTGTAGCTCGAATTGCTTTTGGTGATTCTGGTGATAATGCTATTGGCGGAATAGATTATGACCATGGTTCTAACTATTTAAGATTTAACACGTCAGGTAGTGAAAGAATTCGTATTGCTAGTGACGGAGATACATCTATTGGTACAACTTCTAATGAGGCAAGATTAGATGTAAGAAACAACGCCAATCAAAAAACGATATCAGCAATCAATAACAAATCAAGTGGTGTGGGTGAAACAATTCTCATCGCTCAATGTGACCAAGACTCAAATGATTCTAGTTACTTACTATTTCAATGCCGAAATGGTGGTGGATTAGTAATGAAAATTTTAGACAGTGGTAATCTTCAAAACGTAAACAACTCATATGGTTCTACATCAGATGAAAGAATTAAACAAGACATTGCTGACGCAAGTTCTCAATGGGATGATATTAAAGCATTAAAAATTAGAAAATTTAAAAGAAAAAGAGATGTAAATAAGTATGGTGCAGATAACACTCCTTATCATCTTGGAGTTGTAGCACAGGAATTAGAAGCCGCAGGAATGAATGGTTTGGTAGAAGAAAGTAAACCACAAAAAGAAGATGTTGCTTTAAGTTCTGATTTTGGAACAGTTGTGTCTGGCACGGCAGATAATGGTGCCACGCCTATAACTGATGAAGAGGGCAAAATTACTGGTTATGAAGATGTATTCACAGAAGGTGAAAAAATAAAAGAAGTTAAATATTCAATATTATACATGAAAGCAGTAAAAGCATTACAAGAAGCTATGACAAGAATAGAAACTTTAGAGGCTAAAGTTAAAACATTAGA